TGGTTTAGGTGGTATGGCTGCAGGTGCTGTTCCAGGCGCCTTTGGTGTTCCTGGCTTCACAGGTGCCGTTGATCCTGAATCTTACGGTTCCAGCAATTCTGAGGGTGCACGATACAAAACACCCACCATGCAGTACATGTAATTTTAAATAAATTACCGACTGCTAAAATTTGTGTTAGATAAGACATAATAATGTCTGAATCTTTCACCCGATAACACACTTCCTGCGACACTGGAGGATAAAACAAAGTGTTTCTTGATAACGATTTCCCAAAAATTCTCGGTGCGGAACTTTATCGTCCCCACCCTGCTTACATTGCTGAAATGGCAGTGGAGCCCGTGGTCGTCCACGACTTCACCCGTCAGCCTGGTCAAACCGTTCAGTTAGACCGCTACAAGTTCTGGGGTACCCCTGGCACTAAGGACAGCCGTGAGCGCGTGGCTGACCAAACCATCGGTACTGCCAACAGCCGCAACATCACCAAAGAGAAGGTGCTTGTTGTGCTGAAGGAATACACCGGTCCTGCTGACCCGGGCGATCCGACCCAGCCCAGCACCTTCAAGATTGCTCGTGAAACTCTGGTTACCGCCCAGCGTCTGCTGCTGGATACCGGCAACCTGAATATGTTCCACCAGTCGATCGGCAGCCTGACCCTGCTTGACGACTACCGCCGTTGGCGCGACCGCGTGTTCATCGACGAACTCGCCAAAGCCGAAGCCAATGGTGTTGCTTCCGCAACCCAAGGTGGCTATTACTTCCCTGGTGGCAAGACCAAGAACTCTTCCGGTCAAATCACCTACACCTCTACCGAGTACACCGCTGACCTTCAGCAGTTCTCGGTGCGCACTGACCTTCTGACTGTTGTCAAGGATCTGCGTAAGCGTAACGTGCCGACCTTCTCCGATGGTCTGTATCGTTGCATCTGCGATCCCACCTTCATGATGCACCTGCGTCGTGATTCCGACTTCCGTGAGATCGCTCGTTACTCCGGTAATCCTGGTCAAGGCATGTACATGGGTAATCCCATGATGCCTAACAACACCAGCTTCTACATGGGTCCCCAAGCTGGCCAAGGCTATTTCCTGGCTGGCGAACCGGTGATGCCCACTGGTGTTCAGTTCGAAGGTGTTAAGTTTTTCGAATCGACCAACTTCCCGACCAAGAACGTCAGCACCTCCTTCGCTGGCACCGGCGGCAGCTACGCCAACCAAGAAGTTGCCCAAGGTTATTTCTTCGGTCCTCAGGCTATCGGTGTTGGTATCGGCGGCCCGAACGCCCAAGTGCTGATCAACAACAACGACGACTTCAGCCGCTTCATCATTCTGATTTGGCAACTGTACGCTGGCTTCGAAATCCTGAACAAGGACTTCGTGACCACCGCGTTCAGCTATGTGTCTGATGACGGTACCGTCTGATTTATAAAATAAAACCTAAAACTGGAGAAATAAATGTCCTATTTATCCGCTAAAAAAATCTACCCAGGCAACTGGGCAGAGCCTCTGAACGGTTGGTACAAGAACATTGATACCAACGATGACGGCACCAATAACGCCTCCAAGGGCGGCCCCACTTCTGTGCTGGCCGTCCCTGGTTATCGCTACTTCCAGCAGCGTGGTTATGTGTCCGTGACCGCCACCTCGGGTACTCCCCTGGTGACCGGCAACGTGATCGTGCCTTCCCCCTACCGCCAAGACGACACCCGTCCTGACATCACCGGCATGGTGATCTCTGGTAGCGCCACCCTCCCCATCTACGTGTATCGCACTGCGATCTCCGTGGCTTCTGGCTGGGGCGATGGCCGTGTGGCTTCTGGTGTGTATGCCGCCACCGGTAACGTGATCTCCTTCGGTCGCGATTCCAGCGGCCCTACCGCCGCCTCTGGCGTGGGTGAAGGCGTGGTGCAAGCCAACCTGACTTCCACTGTGTCTGGTGATGCCGCCACCAAGATCTACTTCGCTGGTGGTAGCCAAGCCTTTGGTACCAACCCCATCCTGACTGCCACCGGTGCTGCCGGTGTGTCTGGTGGTGTGCTGTACTACACCAACACTGGTGCTGTCACCATGAAGGTGTTTGCCAAGGGCGCCGCTAACGACACCTCCACTTCTGGTGGTGTGTACATTTCGGATGCCGATTCCACCGCTGGTAAAGCTGGCTACCTCGTCGTTGAGATTTGCTACATCCAGCCCGATGACGCACCTGCGTACGACGACATCGAAGATTATCTTCCTAACCGCACTGTCAGCTGAATAGGCTAAACTAGGACCAGAAATTAAATCTGGTCCTTATGCTTTACCAGCACAAAAAGACAGGCGCTCGGGTAAAAATTGTAAGCGAATGGGATAACGGCGATTGGTACATGGTCGAAGACCAGGACGGTCGCCTTTATACCGCTTACAAAACTGAATTGACTCCTGATGAAAATGCCACCAAAAAGGTGCAGACTCTTCAGGTAAAAGATAAAGCGGCACAAGAGGAGCCACGCGTGTTTCCTCCTGATAACCGCCTTAATATCAATTCAGCCACTGCCCAAATGATTGCTGATCATATTAAGGGTATTGGTTTAAAAACCGCCAGGGAAATCAAAGATCTTCAAATGTCCTTATCGGGTGAAAGATTTAATTCCCTGGAACAACTAAAACAAATTAAGCGTGTTGACTGGGACGCGGTCTTAGCCGCAGATCTGGTACGCGTCTAAACTCTTCTCCTAGCGCACTCCCCCGGTTATCCGGGGGTTTTTTATTTTAAAATAAGAAATAAAAAGATATGGCCGGTTTAATTCCAGTTGGTGCATTAGTAGATCCAAAGGCAGATGTCTTTGCTTCTACAGCTCCGCATCTGGATGTACGTGTTATTCCACGGTTTGGTCCGCAACAAGGCAAGCGCATTGATCCAAGAAGTGCTCGCACGTTGCTCCAAAATGTTCTTGTTGGCCCTAATAAAACGCCATTAGTCCAGCAAGTAGGGCAATCTTGGCAGTGGAACTATCCTGTAACGAGTGAGTTTGGTCCTCGTAAGGCGCCGATCGCAGGCGCATCTACGTATCATGAGGGCATTGATATCGGCGGTCTCCCTGCAGGTACACCGGTCGCGTATAAGGGTTATGGGACTTACCAGCCGGATCGTGGTTTTGGCACAATTAAAACAACTGACCCCCAAGGGCAGCCTTACGATATTCAGTTCTTACACATCAAGCCAGGCGGTGCTACAAGCGTAGGGTCAAATGTTGCCCCTTCTGCACCACAATTACCTCAACTTGATGGTGCACAGCAGGCAACTGATACGCGCACACGCGACATTCTTGAGGCGTTCATGTATGGAACTCAGTACGGCGAAGGCGCTCCTAAAAAACCAAGCTTAAAAGAAAATTTGGTTGCTGGATTATTCCAACAAGCCCTGGCACCAAGGCCATCGTTTATTTCGCAGTACATCAACGAAGAACCATATCTCCAGGGTCAAGCAGCATCGACCTACGACTATTTACAAGGGCTTCTTTAGTTGATTACTAAGTTTTATAATTAATTGATAAGAAAGAAACGAAGTGCAACTCTCTGACTTTGACAAAAGTAGAGTCAGGTATCACCTGGGCTATTTCACTGTTTCCGTACCTGCGGGTGATTACGCCCGTTTGGAAGAAGCAATGAACACGGTTCCAGATTCTTTCTTCTACGATAAAATTGTTATCCAGCTAGGGCGCTGTGATACAGCCGAAAAGAAAACGGAGGTGGCGACTTCGCCTTCGACTCGGTTGGAAAGTATTGCTGGTGACGTTGACCGTACAATTCGGTCAAGCAATGCCAAGGAGGCGCTCAAGGTTTGGGATGAAGTCTATCTATATGAAACCAATCGATTAGCCAATATTCTTTACGTTCCTAACTACAAAGATCCATTCCAGGCGCGATACCGTTATGAACGCTCTGGTGCTGAATTTATTCAAGCTTTACCTGGTCCTGCTGACACTGCAGTGGGCTCTCGTATTTATTTACGTGAGGTTTGTAGATAATGGCTGATATTTTTGGTAGCGTTGGCAGTCTTTTGCGTAATTTAGGACAAGCTGCTAAACCGTATTTAAAACCTTCGTCAGCATTTTCCAGAATCCCTGGTCCACGCTTGGCACCTTCTTTGGTTACGCCAACATCTACAGCAGGTTCAATCTTTGGGCTTCTTCAACTTCAAGGATCCACTCCACAGGATCAGCCAAAATCTCGTGAGTGGATGACAAAACTAGGAGAATTGACCGGGCAATATGGAAGGTATGCGCCTGCAACTTATCGTTATCAGTACAATCTTGAGGGTACTGCTCCCCCAGGATCAGTCCCTCCGGCCCCTGACTTGAATGCAAGTCTTTTTGGTGGGCCGCAAGCCGGACAACTGACACCCCCTGTACCTCCTTTAACGGGAAACAGGGTCATGTCTAACGGGGCCGGTGTTCCCGCACAACGTGAAAATGTTCTTAACCGCTCACTCTCTCAGGAAGTACTTAACGCTGCTCAGCAGTACGCTGCTCCTACAAGTGTCCCTATTTCTGCCTTCTATGAGGGCCAGCAGCAATTGGGTAGGAGCATGATGCAGAAAGGAAACCTGGTGAGCGAACTCCAAGCTTTAGGTGCGGGGGCGGGCATGACACCCGAGAGCCTCCAGCAGTGGGCGAAAGCCAACCCGGG